AGAGAACTGTTCCAACGCTGGCAACAAAGTCATGCCTATAGTTTCCTGCAATTCACCAAAGATGATGCTGATTTTCTTGTAAGGGTCGTTATTAGCTGCAACCTCAGCTGTGCCACCAAACGTTTCCTCTAGCCTAGCCATGTAATCACCGGTCACATCTAGACCAGGTATAAGTTTCTTTAGGCTTGTAGTGTTGCCGTTGAATGCCTTGCTCAAGGCCTTTGTGACAGTGTCTAAATTACCAACTCCGCTGGCACTAATGTCTAGAGCAGTGTTTAGTAGTTCCTGACCTTGACCAAGTGATCCAGTTGCTCGAACTGCCTGAGCCAATGCTGGACGGAGTTCATCATCCAAGACTGCACTAGATAATTGAGTTGCCTTGATGTAGTTTTCGGCAGATTTGACAGTGTCGTCAGTTGCTCCAACAGTGTTCTTTAAAGCATTAGCCAAAAGTGCCTGGCTCTTAATGTCCTCGGATGCAGCTTTAGTTGAGTTCTTTAGAACCCTAGTGAGGGCTGCAAAACCTAGGCTAAGACCAGCAACTCCAAAAGCCTTATTGAGTGAGCGTGAAACGTTATCAGTAGTTCTCTGAAACTTTTTCAGGTCAGCAGATACCGCAGCTGTGGTCTTAGAGAGTTTATTGTTACCAATAAAATTGACGACTAGGTTCTGAGCCATTACTGTTTCGCTTTCAATGCTTCACTAATTGCCCTGAACTCACGGAGAGTAACTGCTCTAGTGTCACTCAGAGACATCCCTGCATGGACAACCATGAACGCTACTCTTTCCGCCTGTTGTTCGGCAATTACTCTTTTGGGTCGGATTCACCTGTGAACATTTTGTTAGCCTCAGCTAGAGGAATCTGTCCAGCCTGTTCGAGAGTGAATGATGGATCTTGTCTTTTCTTCATAATGAAGATAATTGCTTTTAGTGCTTTACCCTTAGCCTGACCTGCGTCAAGTAACTGGTCGATAGATGAACCTGTAATAAGTTCAATCTGCTCAACCTCATCGAGGGTTAGTGATTCGAAGTCGAATGTCTGGGTGGTCATTATTTTGCTCCTGGTAGTTTGTCAATGGTTTCTCGCATAAGTCTCTCATAGTTTCTGAGAATCTCTTCTTGAGTATAACCTAGAGCCTCGCTAAAGAATGGTTGCGGTTTGATGCCACGGTAAGTGCCAGGCTTTAGAGTTCCACGGTGAGAAGTAGAGACCACATTCCAACCCCAGTGAATAGGGTTCGCATAGGGAACTTGTTTGCCACCAGCCTGAACACTCGCACCATACTGCGTCCTCCTAGGACGGACAGTCGAGGCAAGTTTTCCAGTCTTAACCGGAATGAGAGGTCTCGCAGCTCTAATCAAGATCATGGAGGCTTGGTAACCAGGTTCGGTTAGAACCTCTTTAGTTGCACCAAGTTCCTTCATGGCTTTGATAGTCAGCCCGAGACCCTCAACCGATACGCCAGTCCCTTTTACAAGGTTGGTCATTCTAGAGACTAAGCAGAGGTCTTTAGAGTAACGCCGTAGTAAACAGGTGGAGTTGCAGATGGAGTGTGAACAGCATTCTTTACAGTAAGAGTTACAGAGAACTTCACAATGTCACCAGCGTTCAGGCTTAGAGGAGGCAGTTCATCAAAGATTACTGTTCCTGTGTAGTGAGGCTGAGATGCTGACGCTGTAGCGTTACCCTGTGGAGCAATGGTGAATGCAACTTCAGTTCCGAAGTTAGCCCATAGGACTCTGTAAAGTGAAGCTGCATCGCCTGAGGTTACACCGTCAAGTTGTAGTTTCCACTCTCCACCGACACGAACCTCGCAGAATGTCTGAACATCGCCTGGAGCGTCATTCAAAGTAAGTTCTACTAGGTTGGCATCGCAGTTGTATTCGGTAGCACCGATTTTGAATGAGATGTTTGTTGCTTTGATTCTGGTTGATGAAGGCATCAGTTTTCCTTTGTTAGAGTGTTAGAGATAAATCAAGGTTTAGATCACTGGCAAGATACTCAGCGTTATTAGCTGCCAAACGATATGGCGGATTAACTTGGTTGAGCACAACGTAACCTAATGGAGTGAGAGCCGAAACAGTTTGAGCAATCAAAGCATCAAGAGCTTCAGTTGCTTCCTCATTAGTTGCAGTCATAGCAATCATGGTGAGCGTCAAACCAAGTCGGTATTCTCGACCTACAGTTTCAGCAATTAGATACGGTGAGCCAGGAGACATAATCACAATAGGTGGAACTATACGTTCTGGAACATAGTCCAAAACTTCTATTCCTGCATTCTGCAAGTCAAGAGCAAGTTCCGCTTTCGTTGCGGTTATTTCGTTGGTCACAGTCCCGGTCCTGTAAACGGTAGGAGCATCTCTCTAGCTGCATTCATCGGGTCTTTCGCAATGCGAACAGTAGTCCCAAGGTCAGCGAACTGAGCGACACCATTTGGAGCGGAGCGACGGTGGAACAGTTCAGAGGCACATGACAGAATCGCTGAATCCAGAACATCACCTGGCACACGGGACGAACCCACAAACTTGGCGACCATCTGGTTAGCTGATGCTAAACATGAGTCTACGAATGTTGAGACCTCTTTAGTCCCGACATACGCTCTAAACTGCTCCACCGTTACTGCCATGAGTTATTAGGCTCCAGTGTTGATCTTGATGATTGCGTCCTCGAACGGCTTTGCAAAAGCTGCATAACCGTAAACTGAGTAGAAGTCGCTAAGAGTAGTGACATCAGCAGTTGATAGACGAACAGGTGCACCAGCAGACTCGTAGGTTGTTAGAGCCAATGAGTTAGCAATGTATGCAGTCTTAGCATCTAGAGCAGGGTCCACGATGATTGGCAAGCCGAATACTGAACCGCGAAGTCCAGGAATGTCAGCACTTCCAATGTTGTTAACTCCAGCACCATCCACTAGAACTACTGGACGACCAGCAGTGTCCACGATACCAACTAGACGCTTGTAAGCAGTAACACCAGCAACGATGAACTCAGGCAAAAGACCTGTGTCAGTGTAGATCTTTGCAGATGCGTCAGCAATCGCTCCAGCAACAGCAGTTGCAGTTAGAGCAGATGCGTCCACAGTCTTGTTACCAGCCCATGAGATAGCTGCCAAAACAGCGATGAACTCAGTGTTCATTTTCTTGGCGTAAGCCAATGACATTGCCTGGAATGCTACGTCTAGGTAGTTCACGGTTGAACGCTCAACTGCTTGCTTTGATAGCTTGACGTAACCACCATAAGTGTTAACAGAAACAGAGACAGTTGATAGAGCAACGTCACCAGTTGATAGTGCGGTGTTCTCAGTAGCCTGCTTGCCGATAGCAATGGTGTTTGAGCTGATCTTTGCGTATTCGACGCTTAGACCGGTTGCAGGTAGAGCAGCCATGCTGAATGCAGCAAGAGTTGGACGACCTGAGTTGATTAGGCTGTTTACGAAGCCTACGAATGCAGGACGTAGAGCAACGTCTGCTGATGTAGCTGCACGGAACAGTTCAACAGCATCGCTGTCGCCTGAGACTAGTGCCTTTGCGTATTCACCCTGAGAGCGGAACTTGCCCTCGGTTGAAACGCTGATTGCTGGAGTCTTTACCAATTCAAGTTCACGGCGGATTTCAGCCACTTCGTCTTGAACAGCACGGACATCCAATTCCATGTTTTCAGACATGTTGGTTTCCTTTGTTCGGATTGAATCCGCTACCACCTCGGCAACGGTTGATTCCTCGCGAACCTCAGCAACAGATGCACCTTGGAATGCGGGAAAACTAACTAGTGAAACCTCTTTGAGATCCACTAAAGTTCTGGTTACTAGAGAACCATCTCTAGTCTGTTCTACTGGCATAAAGCCAACTGAGAACTTGTTGATGACACCATCCTTGAGGAGAGTGTAAGCCTCTTGACCTCTAGGAGTGTCACTAATCATGGCACGGATTTCGAACCCTGCCTCGGTGTCTCTACCCTCAAGAATCTTGCCGATAGGTTCTGAGTGTTGCCAAAACAGTTTGACATCCTCAACTGAACGGATTGCACCTGGAGCGAACTTCTCCTGGTAACTGCCAATGTCAGCGACCTGACCATAAGGCACAGCAATACCAACTACTTCTCTAGTGTCAGCCTCAAGTCTTACCTCGAAACTTCTTACTTCTAATTCGGTCATGCTAGACCCTCTTTTCTTCTA